GGGTAATGAAGTATATTCATTGCCTTGACCGCTGACTGTTACAGACTCGATTTTACCATTTACGATGAATGGGTCCAGTTCACCATCTTTACCGCTTGTAATCGATATCAGAGGTTTCTGATGGTGATTAAGAATGGTAGAACCATATCCAGTTCCTGCCTCACTTAAATATGCATCAATAATTGATCCTCTTACAACAGGAACTGCATTAATTGTCTGGTAAGATTGGGTAGTGGTACCAAAACCTACAGAAGTGTATTCGACACTGACTGTAATATCTGGGAATTTGAAATTATGACTTCCAGAACCAACGGTTTCAAATCTAACAAACTCTCTCTGCTCATATTTTGTCAGATCAGTGCCACCAACGCCAACATTAGCAATTCTGAAAGAATCATTGTTAGTCTTCAGAACTCTGTAAGTGAAAGAAGAAACAAGACCAACAATATCTGGAGATGTCCAGGCATTACCAGTGTGATTTACATATTCAATGGTGTCACCATCAATAAAACCATGATTTACAAAGTCAACACTATTAGTTTGGGTGTTGATACCAACTGGTTTTACGATAAGATTTCTATTTGTATATCCACTACCACCATTTACTACTTCAATGCTAGTAATCGTTCTCTTAGACTTAGCAGGTGAGAACTTTTGAGTACCGTTACCACCATCAGTCAGATTTACTGTATTAATACCAGCATTATAATCCGTTATCGTTTCAAATAGTTGGATTGTCCTATTGTTATCAATTTTAGCAAAGTAGGACGCAGTATTAACAAGTGTAGTTGTGCCAAAACCAACAGCAGTGGTGTTACCCTCTGTGTTGTAGATGATTTCTTCACCGCCCACAAAGTTGTGGTCAGTATTAAATACGATTTGATTTGTAACAGTATTGATACCGCCACCAGAGCCTTGCTTTCTAGCATCGAAGAATACATTCCTAAATCTATCTGCAGTTTTTGCTTCTAATACTGCACCAGTTCCATTACCACCAGTGATACCGATAGAAACAATATTTTGAATATCAAAGTCTTGAGGATCAACGTAAACCTTCTCAAAAGAACCACTGATAACAGGTTGAATAACAGCAGTTGTTCCACTACTTACACTTGAATTAGTTGCAGTGATAACTGGTAAGTTAATAACATCATATCCACTACCACCGTTCAGAAGATTTACCTTCTCTACGGGACCAAAGTATATTTTATCATCAGATTTGTAGTTTGAGATCTCAACACCATTGATAAGCATACCAGTGGTTCCAGGAGTCGTCTCTTCACCTTGACCATTTTTGATATTAGGACTGAGAGAGAACTTCTTGAGTACTTTCTGTGGACCAATTACATTTGATCTCTGAGAGAACAATGTAAATCTATGACCATCATCTTGTGGTGCAAACTTAAGGAAGTTGCTTCCACCAACAAAGGATCTTGAAGAATATAATTTAATCTGTTTCTTATCCGATGAGACAATTGAGACATAATAAGAGCCAGTCTCTAATCCTACCAGAGGTGCTACATCTGGTTGATAGAATATTCTGTCTCCTTCAATGAAAGGAACAGCATCAGGGAACTTAAGTGTTCTATAAAGACCATCAGTTGTACCATCGGTCAAAATACCAACACTACCAGAAGAAATCTTGACAGTATTGACCTCTTTGCTTATCTCATAGGCATAGTCAATAGATGTTGCACTTGTTCTGTTGCTTGATGGCAATGAGTTTGAAGCAACATATGCATATTCTCCATTCTCATCATAAACATTCAATACATCAGATAAAGTTGAATCATTACCATAAAGAAGGTCTGCATTGGAACTAGAAGCAGTGTTTAATTTTCTTCTCAGGTCATAGTCCTGCCCAGTAGCAGCAGTGAATGTCAGGTTATCAAGAGTGACTCTGTTTTCATCTTCAACAACACTAGCAACGTGTGCAATACTTGTTTGAGAAGATTCAACTTCTTCAGAATCTCTTTGCAGAATTTCAACTCGGTCTCCTACTTTGAGACTAGAGCGGTCAATTGTGCTTCCTAAAGTATAATTGTCTACATCATCAATTTGATATCTTGAACTTGTGTTGTAAATCCAAGAATTAGCAAAGATTTGTTTGTAAGTATTATCGTCAGTATTCTTGATATTAGAACCAAGATTCTTTACACCAATGATATCATTTTCTTTTACATTGAGTTTCTTACTGATCTGCTTGAATTCAGATAAGACACCAGTGAGTCTCAATACGACTTTCTTGGTCCGATCTCCATCTTCATATCCAAAATACGTTTCATCCGAACGTACATTGTCTGCTGGTTGAATAGAAGCACCAATGCCAGTACAACCAAAGAATTGGTTGATACTCTTATCAAGATATGTGATACTATTGACACCAGAAATAACATATCCAGTTTGAGCAAATCCAATAGTAGAATCTACGGGAAGAACAGACGAACCAACAGATACTAATTCAGTTGCTTTAGTTGCAGGTGTAATATTGAAAGTACCCTGAACGGTAGATAAGTCATCGTTACCAATGTACAGGGAGACTTTAAAATATTGTTTGTTATTGCTTGTAAATGGTTCTACCTCAGATATAGAGGCATTAGTGCCAGAGTCAGTTGATTTAATTAAAGTCTGACCGATGAGATTAATTGGATTGCCAGAAATTGCCTCAGCAATAGTTACATACCTTCTGAGATACTTTGCAGAAGATGGCTTGATGAGGTAATCTTCAAGATTTACAATCTCAGGGTCTACACCATACAAGACCTTACAAAGGATCTTGAATGAATCATTCGTACCTTTTGCTTCATAAAGACTTCTTGCTTCTTTTATGAAGTTACCAGCATCAAGAGAAGGTGTAAAATCTACATCTTCGAGTCCTGGTGTAAATGTTGATTTTAACTTTTTATAAAATTCTTTTAAGAAAAGAACGCTGAGGTTTTGAATCGATGCGTTGCTTGTATGCTGAGCAGCAGTCGAAGTAGAGAAGACTAACTCTTCAGCGTTATTTTGTTGGTGATAACTGGTGATGCCACAGAAACCACGAATACAACCAGTGAAAGAATTGGTAGTTATACCCGTATATGTGATAATCTCATCATTGATCTTTAACAGACCATAAGTATCTGGAAACCCTTTTGTAGAGTTAACATTGATTGTAGCGTCTCCTGTGGTCACTACACCAACTGTTCTGGTGCTATCTACTATGACCTCTGGAACCAGATTATCAACTTTCAGATATTGATCAAGATTTTCAGAAATATCTGACGTACCACCCTGGTACTCTTGTGAAATATAATACTGCTTGAAAAAATCAACTGCCTTTGGATTTTCATCCAATATAAAACTAGGCAGTTGATTGGTGATTATTTCCTGAACCTTTACCCTAGGTTCGAACCCAGTTTGTATCATATTACTGTCTTATTAGAATCCCGTTTGAGTAGCTTGATGTGTAGTAATCTCTAGTGAATACTGTTCCAGAAATTTCATCGCCAGACGCAATAACGTCTCTTACCATATTTATGGTGCTATCGGAAACATTAAAACTTAAATAAAGGTCTTTAAGTCCAACTACATCGTTAGATTCTGGGAACGCTTGAATCTCAATAATATCATTGATTCTCTGTGTAGAGGTAATATTAACTGTTCCTAAATTAATCTCACCATGCATATAATCCACCACACCAGCAGATTTTGAAATAACCCGAATACTTCCATCAGAAGTTTCTTTGACAATAGAAATAATGCCAGTCTTAAGGTCTGCATTAGGAATATCAGTCAGATAAACTGTGTCTAGTTCTCCTGCAATTTTGAAACCTGTAGATTTGATATTACGACCAGCAGGATTGACATGGAACTGATTGCCAAAGCACAACTCATACTGTGCTGATGTATTCAGTGCTGCCTTCAAATCTCTTCTTATAATAATCTTTGTGATGTTGGAAGTTATAGCAGTATCAGTATTGTCAATTACTTGCTGAATTTTACTATACTTAAATCTACCACCAAACTTATTCAGATCAACCGAATTTGAATAATCATTCAGAGATGTGGTCACCATCGTCTTCAGTGACGCTGCAGTAGACACCTTGTTTGAGTTGTAGTAAACTGCACTATCAATTTCCACATACAGTACCTTCAGGTCAACAATCTTCTGGTTGATACTAGATACGGTGTATTGCTTCAACTTAGATAAAATCTGAGACTTGTTGAAGTCTGATACAAAACTACCATTCTTGGGTTTGATACTGATAGTTACAGTTCCAAATTCTGGAGGATCAAGTTCTTCACCACCAACCACAGAAACTGATTCAGTATCAGGGTAAATCATCTTAATAATCGCTTCGTAGTCCCTTGCTGTAACCGCTCTATACTGCGATGAATAGATTCTAGGAGCAAAGTACTTGATAGAGTCTATTGACTCTGTATCAGACCCATTCTGGGATGCCTGAGAGGTGGTAACAGTGACTGTTCCTGGATTGGGAATATTGCCAGCAGAATCTTTTACACTGCCTGAGTATGAGAATAATGATGCACCGTTACCATCGGCACCATCGGTAACAATATAATGAACAGTGATTACAGAACCATTCTGTAGTTTTTCACCAATCAATCCATCGCCAAATAGAATCTCATATTTTTCATCTTGAACTTCTTGAATCAAGTAAATCTTAGAATCACCACTAAGATTCAAAATATTATTAACTAATTGATATTCAACACCAAGACCAGTCTCACCAGGTCCTTTTACATAAACTGAAATAGTAGAAGTATCAACGTAAGAGTTATCAAGTAAGAATCTCTGATTCAGTGATGTATCTACTGTAAATTCTTTTGAAAGGAAGATGCCTTGATAGACATCGATGTTACTGAAGGTAGCAACATTATCAGTAACAGAAGTTGTAATATTTTCTGGAATTGCAAATGTATATGATGTATTATCTACGTTACCAGTGCACACCAGACCTGCCTGTAAGGTCGCTGTTGCCGATGAACCAGCAACTGCAGTACTGAAGGACACTTGTGCCTTTGCTGCCGTTCTAGAGCGTGGTACGTATCCAATGTTACGTGCCAGTGAAACTACATTCTCTCTGAGTGTTGCCGAATCCAAAAAGGATTCGTTTACAATCATGTTTGAGTTGAATGCATTAATATAAGTGTTATATGCTAAAGTATCAATTAAGACTGAGAAGTTTGAACCTTCAAAATCAAAGTCTGTAAAATTGGAGTTAGCACGAAGATAACTCTTAATCTCAGTTTTAATCTGATCGAAATCTAGATTGGCAAATTTAGTGAAAGGCATGTTATCTGGTTGCCTCTAAGAGGAATGTATATTCTTGTGTTGGGAACTCTTGTCCGATAATATCAAATATGACGTTTACTTCAAACTCATTATTATCTGGTCTAGGGAAGACCTCAACTCTTACATTATCAACTCTAGGTTCAAAGTTTGAAATTGAAACTTCAATCTGACTTTGAATTACTGAAGCAGTACCAAAGTCAACGAAATCAAAAAGACTTCCAGTGACATCGGACCCAAACAGTGGGTTGAAAAATCGCTCAGTTGGAATTGTCTGAACGATATTTCTAACAGATCGACGTATTGCGCTCTCGTTCTTAAGTACTTGTAAGTCCTTTGTCACTGGATGTGGGTCAAAGGATAAACTGATATCTTTAAATGACCTGGATATCCTTTGAACTGTCATCGGATGAAAGATTTTATTTAGTTATTTATAGGTCTAGTGCCACCTTTCAACAAAATCATCAAAACCATCCTTTCCTCCACAATGTTTTGACATTCTATCTTTAGGTACTTTGTATTTTTGGTTCAAATCATCGTGCATCACTTCAGAAAGAATTCTCTCTTCAGGATCAGATTGATTTTCTCTAGGTAGCGACCAATAATCAGAAGTAAGTGAAGTTGTTCCCCACATACTTTTCATATAATCAGTGTTTCTATCGACAGGTGATTGTCCCATTTTTGCTCCGATCGGTTTAATCAGAACTTTTATAGGGGTTGCTATCCCTGAACTTTATTTATTTCTGCTCACTAATCTATTATCACCAACAAAGTAAACACCACCAAACTCAGGACAATCTATTTCATTGATAAACGATAGTGCATTATCCTTTGTTTGAATCAGCGGTTTACCAGCCAAATTGAAACTGGTGTTCAATAGAATAGGTGACCCTGTTCTCTTGTAGTATTTTAACAGGAGATCATATAGGAAACCATTCTTTTTAGAAACTGTTTGAATTCTACATGTCTTGTCTACATGAACAATCGCAGGTACGGCATTCTCTACACCGTCTTTGCAGTCAAAATTAAGTGTCATATACTCAGATTTTGTCAAACCCATGGTATGAAAGTACTCTTCAAAGAATGCCTCTAAAATAATTCCTGCAAATGGTCTATACCACTCTCTATTTTTTAGTTTATTGACTATTTCACGTCCATTTTTGTTCCTTGGATCAAATAACAGTGACCTGTGACCAAGTGCTCTGGGTCCAGATTCTGGTTTTCCATCAAAAATTGCAAGAATTTTCTGATTTTCTAAAATTTCGCACAATTCATCAATATTTTTTTCTTCTCCGACACCTTCATCAAGCGATTTTTCGATATAGTGGTGATAAAAATTGTCTTTTGGAGTAATAATTGACGTATCGTTGGTCAATTGACGATACAAATGCATTGCAGCACCGATTCCAATGCCCGAATCATCAGAAACTGGCTCAAAGTAGAAGTTTACATCAGGTAAATTCTTAATATAATATGAATTTGCGACAATATTGAGACCATAACCACCAGAAATGCAGACATTTTTGATTCCAGTCTCTTCAACGTGTTTTTTTATCGTCTCAAGTGCGACTCTTTGCGTCTCTGACTGAACATTTTTTGCCCAGTTGGCATATTTTTGGTAATTTTCTGGTGTGCTATCTGAAATTA